GTGTCGGTCTGCTTGGCATCCAGGCGCCGCACGCGCACTTCGTAGCGGCCACCGGTCACGGTAAATCGCTCCGAGTAGCGCTGAGGCGTGGTGGTTTTGGCGGTGTAAAAGCGCTGACCCAAGACGGACCAGTTGCCCGTTGCTACGCCCAGGTCGTTGACCGTCCGCGCCTCAATGGCGACCGACAGACTCAATTCTTTCAGGCTGCCATCGTCCTGCGCCTCATACAGACCGCGAGAGAGCACAAAGTCCAGTCCCAGCGTGTTGGCCTGGGTGCCTGCTGCATTGGCCACGAAGCCACCGATGTAGTGCTGCAGGGTGATGTTGCCACTGGTCGAGAGACTGCTGGCTGCCGTGACCGTGAAGGTATCGGCGCTTGGCACTGTGGCAATCGAATAGGCACCGCTCACCGCCGCACCAGATGTGACATCCAGGTACAGCACCCGGCCCACGGCATAACCGTGCGCGGCCAAAGTAACGGTGATCGTCGTACCGGACTGGCTGTAGGTCGCCCCAAGGCTCCCGGCCAGTTCCTGCCCAGAGACCTCCACCGAACTGACCACATTGGTCGGGAACTTGGTGATAGCACCGCCCGGCGCAATCACTTCGTAGTCGATCTCGGCAAAGTTGGCGACCGGGGTGTCCTCGATGCGGATCGCCTCGATGGCGTATTCCCCCATGCCCAGACACAGCAACTGATACAGGTACTGCTCGTTGCCGGCGTATTCGACATAGGGCTGCGCAGCGAAGTCGGGGTACGCACAGACCCTGCCGTACTGCACCGGAATGGCCTGATCGAGCCGTGCCATGTTGCCCTGCGCTTGCAGGTTGTAGGTGGGCGATGGGGCAGCCAAACTCGCCGCCTGCTGCGCCGTGGTGGGCTTGGGCGGCGGGATGACTGCATTGACCAGCGCCATTCCAGCCATGGTGATACCGGCCGTTGCCACTGACACGAACGCATCAAACGCTGCGACCGAGCCAATACTGCCTGCGGACACACCGGCCCAGGCCAGGTTGCTGGCCAACATCGGTGCGTACACCATCACCGCCAGCATCAGCACCATGCGCAGGGGGTTTGACCCACCACCGCCACCACCTTGGGGCAGCACGATGATGGCAATCAGGTCGCCGCCGCACACCGGCTGATCCCAGGTGGCCCGCAATTGGGCTTCGCCATTGCGCAGCACCAGGATGGGCTGATCCGTCTCGGGCACCAACGCACGCAAAGCCACCGGCCCCGGGATGGCCGTGATCTGGCGGTCCTGGTGTGGATGGAAAGGGTTGCGGACGGTGATGCTGTGGGCGAACGGACGGCTTGGTGAACTCAGCGCCGTCGATGCCATGACAGCACCCTCAAGCCCACGCTGGGCAATGCCGATACCGGCGTAAAGACCACACCCACCGTTTCCAGGGAGTGCAGCACGCCCCCTCCATCTGCATCCAAATACACGCCAATGTGACTGGGTCGCTCAGATTTGCCCATCAGGCAGGCATCACCCTCGCGCGGGTCTCTGACGATCTGCCAGTGCGCGTACTCAGGGTGATCGTCAAAGGCGCGCAGTGACGACAGCCGACTGGCGACATCGACATCGACGGCCGCCACGTTCCATCCAAACTGCTCCCGCCAGACCTGGCGTGCAAACGACCAGCAGTCGCTGCTGCCCGCCACCCAGGGCAGGCCGATGTACTGGATGGCCCAGTGAGGGGTGTGTGGTTTCATTGCGCAATCAATCCAGGAAAGACTTCGGCCGTGTAGTCCAGGCCAGGGAATCGCCGGTTGGCCAGATTCGGAAACCCACAGGTGGCACGTACCCGAAACACCGTCGCCGAGATCGACATCACGGTGAGGGTCAGTGGCGGATTGTTCTGTGGTGCAGTCAGATCCGAAGAAAGGAAAGCCCGGTAGGTCACAGTGATCAACTCACTACTTCCAGGCTGTCCGTTCATGGATGCCTCCACGTTGGCCAGGATGTCGCGACTGACGTTGTCGATCTCGATCACGCATTGCGGTACGGCCGTGTGGGTCACCTCGGGCGGCACGACATCGAAGGCATAGCCCACAAAGGTGACGTACTGACCGGCGTTGCGCGGTGCGCTGGATTCCAGCTTGGCCGTGAGATCCATGTGATCGCGCACCACCCGGATGGGCGTCGAGAAATTCGGATGCCAGATCTCCAGGGTGTGGTGAATAACCAAGTTCGATGGCGCGCTGGCGTAGGCCTCTTTGATCGCCAGGCTCAAGGTGTCATCTGGCATGAATCAAGTCCTCCATCTGCGAACCTCCATCAACGAATCTCCATCATCGAATCTCCAACTTCGCACTGACCTGCCAACGCGGACCGGACTGCATTTGCGACTGCCAGGGACCCACAAATCGGGCCTGAACAGAACGCAAGCCAGCGTCTCCGGTGTTCAGATCCACCGTGAACCAACTGGCTCCATTGGCACAGTCGCCATCGAACCAGGCCCGAAACGTGGCCATTTGGGCATCCGTGAAACGCCAGCCAACACTCACCTGATCGTTGCGTGCCGCACTGCGGCGACGCACGCGGGGCAAACCAGCCTCCATGTCGGTGCGCACGGTGACATCCACCGGCGCGATCGCGTAACCCGAAACCAAAGGCCGGGGCAATGTAGTGGGCCAGGTGGCCATGTTTTTCTCCCGATCAGTACGCGCCTGCGACGCGGTTCAGGCCGTAGGTGTTGGCCAGCACGCCAGGGCCGGGACCGGCACCACGCGCCACATCGCCCCAGACCTTGGCCGTGATTTGTTCTACCCAGACGTCGATTACTTGGTTGCCATTGCTGTCGGTGCGCTGCTGTTGCTGCCCCCCTTTACCAGGCGACTCGACAACATTGACGATCACTGTGCTGCCACCGCTGTTGACCTTGACGCCCAGATCGCCATCGCGCATACGTGTGAGCGGCATGATGGCTTCGCCCGGGCTGCCAGGTTTTTCACCCATGAGGCCGATACGGGGCAGGCTGGTAAACCCAGCGCCCTGGGCAAACGGGAACACCGTCGGACGGTCGACCACCGTGTTGCGGTAGACCGAAAGCGCCGGGGCGTTGAACACATTGCCCTGCGCGGACGGAAACAGACTGCCCCACATCGAACCCCAGTCCATGCTGGACATCGCGTTCGCCAAGGGCAAAGTGATGGATCGCTGGATCTGGATGCGCACCAAGTCCGCGATGATGGAATCGGCCAGGCTTTTGAAGTCCAGCTTACCTGTCGTCACGAACTGTGTGAGCGCCGCCTCCATCCCTCGAAACGCATTGGCTGTGACCTGCTGGGTGCGCTTGGCGGCGTTGGTCGCGTCGTCGATGTAGGAACGCAAGGCCGACTTGGCGCCGTACTCAAAACTGCGCTGGTACTCGGCATTGGCCCTGACCAGCTCTTCGACGATGGGCAGTTGCCCCGACAGCGCGTCATTGATCGCCTCCAAGGTCTGCACCCGCAGCCCGGTGTCTTCGATCTGGTTGGCTTCTTTGCGCGCATTGGCAGCCGCTTTTTCCAGATCAGAGCGGGCCTGCAGGGCGGCTTTTTCTGCATCGGTCATGCCCAGCATCTGGCGCTGCAACTGCAGGGCTTCGATGCGTTGGCGGTTGCCGCCAATCAGGCCTTCGGTGATCTTGCGCGAAGCGGCTTCTTCTTTTTCAAAGGCGTCGAAGGCTTTGTTGGCTTCTTTCTGGCGCTCGATGGCTTCGAGGACCTGGATGTACTGCTCGGCCTCAGCCGCCACCCCTTGGTAGCCCTTGGCTTCGATCTGCAGGGCCCGGGCGCGCAGTTCGGCCGCTTCGCCCTCTTGCGTGCGAGTCAGGCGCGCGCGCAGCTGGTTGAGGAAGGCTTCGCCTTCGTTGATTTTTTCGGCCGGCTTGGGCTTTTCAAATCCTGAGAGGTCCAGGTTAAGGCGGGCCTTGCGCGGCAGCGTCGGCAAGAACTTGTCGTAAATCGCCTGCACTTCCTTGGCCTGCGCCTCGGTGTCGAGCACAAATTTTTGGCCCATGACGCGCACGGTGCGGCGCTGCTCGTCGAAGAATTTGGCCACCCGGTCCGCATAGCCCGGGTTCTGGTTGATGTTCAAGAGCCGGTCATTGGCAGCGCGCACGTAGTCGTCACGCGCCCCCTGCAGCTTGGCGATTTCGGCATCGATGACTTTGGGATCGAACCCCATGGACTTCATCGAGCGCAGCAAATCGGTCTTGAACCAGGTCTCGATGTCTTTGCCCACCACCGACAGGCTGTCAAAGGGCTGGGCAATCACCCGCTTGGCCAGCACGGCCGACTCGGCAATGAAGGCCAGACCCGAGGCCACCGACTCCAGAAACGCGAGCGTGGCATCCCGGTTGGACGTGATGCGCTGCAGTTCATTGCTGAAACTGCCGGTTTCGCCCTGGGCCAGAATCACCTGCTCGGTGAAGTCAGCCAGCACCGGGATGACGGCTGCGCCGATCTGGCGTTGCACGCCCTCGAAGATGGCAGACAGGCGCGTAAGGTTGTCGTTGAAGACCTCGGATGCCCGCGCCACGTCTTCCGACATGACCAGGCCCAGGCGCTGCGCTTCTTCCATAAGCGCTCTAATGCCCTCGCGCCCCTGGTTCAGGAACGGGACGATGGCCAGGCCTTCTTTGCCGAAGAGTTTGACCGCCAAAGCAGCCTTATCGGCTCCATCAGGCATGACAGAAAACTTGTCCGCCAGATCCAGCAATACCTGCTCGGTCGGACGGATCTGTCCACGCGCATCGGTGGCCGACACACCCAGCGCCTTCAACGCTGCGCTGCCCTCTTCGCCGTTGACCTGGGAGTCGAACATGGCAACCGACAGTTTTTGCAGTGCCTTGGTCAAGCCTTCGGTGCTGACATCCGACAGCTTGGCCGCGTAATCCAGTGCGGTCAGCGCCTCGACCGAGACCCCGGTTTTTTGCGAGAGCTTGAAGAACTCATCGCCCACACGGGCCACGGGCATGACCAAGGCCGTGATGCCGACACCCAGTGCTGCGATACTGGCCCCGGCGATCAGACCCGCAGGACCGAGTTTGCCCAGCACCGATCCCAATAGGCCGAGCCGGTCGGTGGCGGCTTGCAGTTGGAACTTGGCGTCGTTGGCGGCGCTGGACAGGAGCTTGAGGCCACCGGAGGCTGGGGTGGCGGCCGACTCGATTTTTTTGAGCGAGCGCTCCCCTTTTTCGCCGATCTCGGACAGCTCGGCCTTGACCTTGCCACCGTCGACCACGGACAGGCGGATGGAGAGGTTGCGTTCAGCCATGAGGAATCAGTCTTCGTATTGAAATGTGCTCATCAGGCCCGCCTCGACGGCCGGAAACAGATCAATAGCCGTGGCCTTGTCCAGCCCGGTGCTTTCGCAGGCCAGCATCCACGCGTTCAGATCCAGCCCGATCACCCGGCCCTGGGCCATGCGCAGCTGGCTGGCACAGACTTCAATCGCACTGGCGGCTTGCCAGCCGTCCAGGCTTTGGGGGGCATTCATGGTGTAGGGGCACTCGGGGCACGGCTCGGGACAGGCACTGCAGTAGCTCGGCCCACCACCAAAGTGCCATGCGGTGCGGGCCTTCAGGCGTTTTTTTCTGCATCCAGGGCGTAGAGGCCGGCGAGGTATTCGCGCTCGAAGGCATCGGCCAGCAGCCAGTGCTCCATCAGGGCGGCCACGCCCTCGGGGGTGACGGCAGCGGGTTTGCCTTTGTCGTCAGCCACGCCTTCCCAGGCGAGAACGGCCAGCTTGGCCAGTTCGGTGATGAGAGTGGCGGTTCGCTCGCCGGCAGCTGCGGTGTCGGTACCCGCCACTTTGGAAGCGGCATGGCGTGCAGCCATGACCAGTGCGGTGGTGGCGGGACGGACCTGCAGGCGCACGCCAGCGGCCAGCGTGATCCAGTGCGGTTCACGCGGAAGGTTCAGTTTGATCATGTGTTTTGTCCTCAATAGCTGGTCACGTCATTGACCAGCTCGACAGTGAGCATCTTGTTTGCCGCTACGTTCTTGGCGGCTTGCCACTCGAAGGTGGCTTGGATGCCGCCCGGACCCGAGATGGAAACCTTGGGCTTGGGCAGGTAGACCTCGTGCGCGATGAAAGTCAGGCGCTTGGTGGCATCGATCGTGTACGAGAAGGTCAGATCCAGCGGTGTGTTGTTCGTGGCCGCGTCAATCAGCTGGGTATCGGCAAAGCGCACTTCCAGGTTGCCAGTCAGACTGGCCACCGTGGGATCGGCCCCTTCGATCTTGCCGTCGGAGCGGATGGTCTCGATGCGCTCGAGGTTGTTGGAATACGTCAGCTGGGCGGAGACCACGTTACCCAGCGCCGTGCTGCCCTTTTTGATGGAGCCTTGAAACTGGTTAAAGCGCAGGATGTCGCGCGTCGTTGGCGTGGTGTCCAGCGTTACCGCCTGCTTGACCTCCCCCTGCGCGATCAGACCGACCGTGGCGTTGGCCGCACCCGAACGGGCAAAACCCACCTGCAGGCTGTTGACCATGACGCCAGACGCTACAAACCAGGCGGGGATGTCGGGCAGGCCTGTTTCCACGCTCAGACTGGGCAGACTGGATTTGCCAGAGATGAAGGTGTGGGTCAGCGTGCCGGTGCCTGTGGTGGTGGCGCTGCCCAGCAGGGCTTTGAGCCACATGCCGATATTGCGCACGTCCACGGGGACGACGATGTCGCCTTCGACCTTGATCACGTCGCGGATCGGGGCGCTGGGGTCACGCCCAAGACCGATCAAGTCGTTGGCGATCAGCCCCTGCTCGGAGCCGAGGGTGGTGGAGACAAAAGGCAGCTTCCAGTAGTCGCCCACTGGGTTGCTGCCGTAGGTGGTTTCGAACGCGGCCAAGAGGCTGGCGTTCGCGCCGTAGGCACGGGCCATGATGACTCCTTGCAAAAATGAATGTGAATGGGTGTCGAAACAGGTGGCGCTGAATCAGTTCAGCGGACCCGAGCTGCTGTAGTGCAGGACCACAGGCAGCAGGCAAGCCTTGATGCCGCTGCTGCCGTCTGGGGCCAGTTCGTCGAACTTGGGTGGGCCGATCTCGGCGTACTCGATGACACCGCCAAGGGTTCGGTCGGCGTCGATCAGGGCAGCCAGTTCAAGCAACAGACCGTCCATGCGTGCATCGCGCGCGCCGGCATCCGCGTCGGCCACGAACAGTTCGATGGCCACTTGGTGCTGCCAGTGGTAGGTCAGCGGTGAGAGTGACACCTCAGGCTCGCCCATCTCGCCGTCGCGCAAGATGGCCATGGCGTGGTCCGACACCCGCTCAGGCAACGCGGCGTTGCGCTTGACCGTGGCGCCGAGGGACAGCTGCCCGAGCACGGCGAACAGTGCGCCGATGGCGCTCTCACGTTGACTGGGTGATTGGCTCATGCGCTGGCTCATCGGCGTTCAGATTCTTCGAAGCGGCTGGCGATACGGTTGGCCAGCGTGGTGACCCAACGGCGCGAGGCGCTGTCGATGTCGAATTTCTTCTTGAGGGTCACCTGGGGCACCAGCAGGAACATCGGAACGGTGACCAGTCCCCGACCGGTGGCTTGGGCTTTCTGTGAAGCTGCGGAAAAGCCACCGCGCTGGCCTTGGCGGGCGCGCTGGTTTTCTGCGACCAGGAACGAGGGCTTGCCACGGCGGTAGACGAAGCGCAGGCGCTGGCCACGGAGCTTTTCCCATTGGCCGGGGGTCATGCGTTTGCCACGCGGGCCTTTGCCAGCTGCGGGCAAGGGAATCGCCAGCCAGAACTTGTCCTTGGAGCGAATGGTCGCGCCCTGGTCATGGGCGCCAACCACCTCTGGAGCCCGGCTGTAGACCAGCCCCGCTGCCTTGATGCTCATCTGGCCTTTGGGATAGACCTCGCCGCGCCAGGTGTTGGCCAGGCGCTGGCCCAGGCCTGCGCCGGTGATCTGGTTACGCAGTTCGGTCTTGAAACCGTCAGTCGCCTCGCGGATGGACTGCGTCACAGCCTGCTCGGCAATGCGCACTTCATCCGCCAACATCTGGTCCAGGTCGCCGGACAAGGCCGCCATCAGCCTCATACCGGTGCTCCGGTCAGCGTCCAGATCAGGCGATCCCGATCGGCCAGCGGCTCACCCACCACTTGGTAGGTCTGGTCAGCAACAGTGAAACGTTCCCCCTCGCGGGGAGACATCACGTCACGTGACATCACATCAAAGCGGTGGGTGGCCAGCGCCAGCCGCGTGTCGCCGAAGGACTCCACGACATCGGCCTGCATGGCGATGAACCGTGTGGGGATCTCTCGGCCATCGGCCAATCGGTAGGTACCTGGAACGCCAAGGTGAAGAAAGCTACTGACACAGAGGCGAACGAAGGGCTGCATCGAGTGATGCAGCACAAGATCAGCCATTACGCCACCTTGAGTTTCACCAGCAACTGCGGCCGATGGCACAGTGGCAGCGGGTTGGCCTGCGTGTGCAGGTCGGTGCCCCGGTCGAATTTACGCGGCTCCTGCTTCGCGTACAGCGGCAGCGCCATCGTGTTGGCCGTCTCGTTGAAGTCGGCGGGCGCGTAGTACGTGGCAAAGGTGTCCATGGTGCCCA